TTAGGATGGATCAATAGCAATAAAAGCGTAGGGACTAAAAGAACAGAAAAGACTAAAAAATTACAGTCAATTAAAGCCACAGAGTCTAAGTTAGGTAAAATAGGAGAAGAATCCAGGGCAAGTAAAGGAACTGTAATATGCGAAAATATTGAAACCGGAGAAAAAATAGAGGCAGGATCTGCTTATCAACTATCAAAAAAGTTAAACGTCAATTGTAGCGTAATACACGAAACTCTGAATAAAGATAAATACTCTAGAAAAGTTCCTCAAAAAACAACAAAAAGTAAATACTACAATTTCCTTCAGACCCATAAAATATATTATAAATAAAACTCTATATATATTTATTTAAAATTAAGATATGATTAAATTAGAGACTCTATTAAAAGAAATAATTGACCAATCACAGTATCAATCTAAATATGATACTTGGGAACTTGGTCTAATTAAAGCTTGGGGGACATCTTTTATACCTTTCGTATCATAATATTCCAGATACAATTTCAAAAATAGTTGACGAAAAAATCACTAAAAAAACTTTTGAGGAGTATTATAGAAATGCAGACTCTGACGAAGATCTTCAAGATTGGATGAGTGATGAACCTCCAACAATGAATAAAGGCGTAGCAGTATTTGATAAAAATAGATTGTTTCAAATGATGACTTCTGTGGCGAATAAAACAAAACTGCAAGATCCGTTAATTATATATAGATACGATAATACTAATTATGATCAAGGTTGGAATTCATATACTGTAAATAAAAATGAATCAACCTACGGAGGAAAAGATAGGACTATGCGGTCTTATACACTACCTAAAGGATATCCTGTAATTTTTGCAGACGGAATTGCAGACGATGATGAAGTGATTGTCAATCTATCAGCAGCAGAAAAAGCAAAATTCATAAATAAATAGCTTTTCACCGCGGTCTTTTTTTATGTCTGAAAAAATTGTATTTGTATATTTATATTAAAACAAACAATTTATGTCAGATTTTAAATTTCCTACAGAAATAGTAGAACTACCTTCCAAAGGGCTTTTATACCCAAAAGAAAATCCCCTATCATCAGGTCAAGTAGAAATAAAGTACATGACGGCAAAGCACGAAGACATCTTAACAAACATGAACCTAGTTAAGTCAGGACTCGTTTTTGATAAACTTCTGCAGTCCCTGATAGTATCCAAAATTAATTACGATGATTTAACCATTGGAGATAAAAATGCTTTATTAGTTGCGGCAAGAGTTTTGGGTTACGGTAAAGATTATAAGATTAGTTACTTAAATAAAAACACAGGAGAGGAAGAGCCTTTTGTGATTGATCTTTCAAAAATAGAAAACAAAAAAGTAGATTATTCCATATTTCAAAATAAAAATGAATTTACTTTTACTCTTCCTAATACAAGTAACGAAGTGACTTTTAAATTGGCCACAAACGAAATAGAAAAGAAAATAGAATCGGAAATAGCAAGCAATAAAAAGATCAATATTTCTAGCCAAATTACCACAAGATTACGTCACGTTATAATCGCTATAAACGGAGATCGTGATCCAAAAACTATCAGATCTTTTGTTGATGACGGTCTAATAGCTTCAGACGCAAAAGCTTTAAGAGAATACATGAAAAACATTGCTCCTGATTTGGACATGACATTTACTTTCGTAGGATCGGATGGCTACACAGAGGAGGGTGTAGAAATACCTATGGGCTTTTCATTTTTTTACCCTAACTCCTAGTGATAGAGCTCGCATATTTCAAGAAATACACGAAATAGCATTCCACGGTAAAGGCGGATATTCATGGGATGTCGTATACGATATGCCCGTTTGGATCAGAAGATTTACCTATAATAGTATAAAGGACTATTACGACAAAGAGCGCCAAGAGTATGAGAAAGCTCAGGGCAAAAATACTATTACTTCAAAGTCAGATCTTAGATCGTTTAAAGATGCGCCAAATCAAAATGTTAACTTACCCAATTTTGTCTCTAGGGTAAAGTCTCGTAAAAAGTAGCTCTCATTGATATTTATATAAAATACGCACTAAATGGGAGAAGCTGGAGAAAATAAAAATCCTGGACAATTAAGAAAAGATTTAGCCGAACTCGAAAAACTTAAAAGAGAATTGGGTAAGGATTTTGATCTTAAAGCTTTTAAGGACGTAGAAAAGAATGCTTCAAATATTAAGCAACTTCTTAAAGACTGGAGAAATGAGTTTAGCGAGATAAATAGATATATAAAGGATCTAGGCTCGCAATTGAGAGAAGCGTGGAGAGATATTTCAAAAACAGAACGAGCAACAAAAGATATAGATAAAGCTTTCAAATCCATTGTGAATCTGTCAGATGAATTAAAATCAGATCAAGATGACATAATTCAACTTTCAGAAAGAGAGTTAAAAAGCATGCAACAAAAATTACAAAAAAATGTGCAAGCTTTAACTCAAGCTCGAGACGAATTGGCGGCTAAAAAAGAATTAAGTGCTAAGGAACTGGATTATTTCACAGAGATAAATTCTGCATTATCCGATGAACAAAGCTATTTTAAGAGGATTGAAGCTTTCATTTCTGCAAGACTTATAAAAGAAAAACAAATAACTCAACAACTCGGTTTGGCTGGTAATGCCATAAAAGCTTTAGGGGGAGTGATGGATAAATTGGGCGTAGGATCTTTACTCAAGATGGATGAAATCTCTGAAAAAATGAGAAAGGCCGCTGAAGAAAACAAAGGTAAATGGGGAGTTTTAGGGGCGGGAATAAAAGCTTCTTTTCTATCTATAGGCGAAGCGCTAACAGATCCTTTGGCCATATTAAAGGGAATATATGATATAACTTCAAAATTAGTAAGTCTTTCAATAAAATACCAAAGCAAACAATTTGAAGTGGCTTCAGCTTTGGGTTTAAGTGTAACGCAAGCAGCTAAATTACAAGCAGAATTCCAAAACATATCGATAAATTCAGGAAGAGCGTGGTTAACCAGTAAACAATTGGCTGAAGAGTACACAAAGATGACCGATCAAATGGGAATCTTGGAGCCCGCAAACGCAGAATTTTTAACAACTTCGTCTCAGCTCCAAAGAAGAATTGGCGCCAGCGCAGAAAGCATGGAAATGTTACAGGTTTTTGCTGCTAAGAATGGTGCTACTCTTTCTCAATCTTACGCGACTGTAGTTGGAATAGGTAAAGCGGAAGCAGGTAGATTAAAAATAAACATGAGCGAGAAACAGATACTGGAAGCCGTATCTAAAGTTTCGGCAACAATATTTAATAATTTTAACGGTAATTTAACGGCTTTAACTAAATCAGTTATTGAAGCTAAAAAAATGGGTACTACTTTGGATACAATTGCCAAAGCTGGAGATTCCATGTTGGACTTCGAATCAAGTATTTCTAAAGAATTTGAAGCTCAATTGTTAACAGGAAAAGATTTAAACCTATCAAAAGCTAGAGAGCTTGCGTTGAATCACGATACTGATGGTTTAATGAAAGAGTTGAACAGTAAAATGATGAGTTTTGGAGAATATAATAAGATGAATGTGCTCCAACAACAGTCATTTGCAGAAGCTTTAGGACTTTCTAAAGATCAATTAGACGAGATATATAGAACTCAACAAAAACAAAATGAATTAGGAAATTTAGCCGCGGCTTCTCAAGAAGAACAATACGATGCTTTGGTTAAAAGGGGACTAAAATTTGAAGATATATCTAAAATAATGGGTGAACAAGCGGCAGAAGACACTAAAAAAGCATCTGTACAAGAAAAACAAGCAGCTTTACAAGAAAGAATAGCAGACGAAGTTGGAAGAATGACAGAAGGTTTGGCAAACGCTGCAAATAAAGTTTTAGATTTTTTAGGTAATATAGAAAATCTTAAAGGCACTTTGATCGCCATTTCTTCAGTAATAGGTGGAATAGTAGCTTATAGCGTAAGACAAAAAATGTTAGCAGCTCAAACAGCTGCATTAGAAAGAGGAAAGTTACAAACTAAAATTACAGAACTTACGCTTGACGAAGAAGGGAATATATTAGATACTACTAGAAAAGTAACGACTACAGAACAACTTGCGCTCGATGAAGCAGATGCTAGTGCAAAATTGGTTTCGTGGCTTGGACCCATAGGATTAGGTTTAATACCAGTACTTTTAGCGACATTAGCGAGTATCTCCGCCGGCGGAAGCGGAGGAGGTGGTGGAGCTTCTATAAACGCTTCAGACATGGGAGGAATTAATCCAGTAAACACAAATACTCAAATTCCCTTAGCTTCATCTACTACGACAGTAGGAAATAAACCAATAGTAAATAACAATATTGCAGTTTATGTAGATCCTATATCGGGTAAAACTCTAACAAAAGTGATGAGTGAATCTCATACACCACTAATGGATCATCAATCAGGACACATAGGAGAATATATTAAAAATTAACAATGCCGAATCCGTCGCTATCAAATTTAAACCAACCAGGACCTCCTGCACCAACTTTTCCAAGATACGGTCAAAGAGTTGTGAGATTAGTTGATTTAAAAACTAATTTAAAAGATCTGAAATTTGGAATGGACAGAGTGGGTGGAGGAAATTCAGGTCAACCCTATGAAACTTTTCCCATACCGTCAAATTTAGCTACACCTCTTATAACTGATTATTGGCAGAATAATAATACGGGATTGGATTATCCCATAAGGGGAGGCTCTTTAACTGGAAATGCGGGAGATCTTAGTTATACTTTAGCTGCACAAATAGATAAAGATAGAATACAAAAATTTTTAAAAGACGCACCAAGAGGTCCACAATTTATACAAAAACAGTTGGGTTTGGTGGCTTCTAATCCGCTAATGGAAACAGGAGCCCCGTCTGCGGTTTTTAATGGATTGCAGGGATTATTGGGAGTCCTTATAGGTCAAGGCGGACAATTACCTTATACATCAACTGGGAATAATAACCAATACTATAACAAGGGAAGAAGTTTATTAGCTCAAGTAATTGCATCGGGAACTGGAATTCACATACCTTACGATGGCAGTGATGTACCAATAGATACAAATGCACGATATTATACAGACGTAGTGGGTCAACAAATATCTATTGGACCCGGTACAGATTTAACCCAAATAAATAGGTTATTAATGCTGCAAGTCAGCAAATTAATTTCAGGATTTTCAGCCAATCAAACAGTAGAACTTTCTGGCAATGCAATAAGTTTGGGAATATCGGCTAAAACTTCTTTACTATTTGATTATCCTGGAGGTCCAGGATCTTCTTATGGAATAGGAAATACAACAATAGCTAGAGCAGTAAATAGTTCTGACGCTTACAATTTAACTGATAGTGATGTAACGAGTGATTTATTTCCAAACGTATTTACTATGACTTACGAGGACATAAGAAGTGCTCAAAATAATACAGCTGCAACTATTGCAAATAGTACAAGAACTAGAAATAGAAATTCTACTATACTTAATGATTTTAGGTACACGACAGGTGCTCCTTCTGGTAGTTATTTGTGGACGAAAAAACAAGGAGTTGATGTTAGATTTTATACTAGTGCATCTGTGGATAAGATGAATGCTGATATGACTAATTTAAAACTTGTGAGTGAAGATCCTTTTCAAAATATAGTCCAAGGAGCGGAAAATGATGATATGATAAAATTTGGTTTTGAGTGCATGAGCAATGATAATCCAGGTCAATCTGTGCCACTTTATTTTAGGGCTTTCCTAACCAGAGGAATTAGTGATAGTCATCAAGCAGAATTGAATTCATTTAAATACATGGGTAGGGGAGAAACTTTTCACACATATCAAGGGTTTAATAGATCGATAGGTTTTGGTTTTAAAATTGTAGCTTTTTCAAAGGACGAATTAATACCGCTATACAATAAATTAAATTACTTAGTTTCTCAAGTATATCCGGACTACTCTAATAGCGGAATTATGAGAGCTCCTCTTGTTAAGGTTACCATAGGAGATTATTTATACAGAATGCCCGGTTTTTTAACTAATGTAAATTTATCGATCGAAGAAAATACAACATGGGAAACAAATTTAGATGGAAATTTTTATCAGCTTCCAAAAATGATAAATGTTGATATTGATTTTAAACCAATATTTAATGATCTTCCAAGAAGAAATACGATAGATTCAACATCTGGAGCTGTGACAGGATCCGCTATAATTGGATGGTCGGGAGGAAATAAAAATTACTATTTTATTAATCCACCAGTAGGTACAACAAAAACCGCAGATATAGTTCCATTGGAAAACGTTACACCCGCTCCAGGTTTTACTAGCTTTGCTTCTAATTTTTAATTGATAGAATAATGTACAATAGATATCAAAATACATCGACCACGAATTCTTACAATACGGGAAGTGTGTTGTATGTAAATAGCGTTTATCCTGACATTCCGCTATCCGACAATGATAGTTATGTTATAACCACTTTAGGTGATCGTTTAGATCTATTGTCACAAAATTATTACGGGGATGTTGATTTTTGGTGGATACTCGCATCAGCCAATTCACTTCCTGGAGATTCTATATATCCTCCCCCAGGTACACAATTAAGAATTCCATCGAATGTGTTACCAATTATCAATAGTTACAATCAAATAAATACAGTTAGGTAAATGGCTTTAGATAATAAAATAACTAATATACTGGGGGCAGCAATGCCGACTTGGTTAAAAAATCAATTATTTGCAAGATATACAGTTAACTCTTTAAGTCATAGGGATGATGATAATTTATTGTATTTAGCTAATAAAACTGCATGGATAAGAGTGGTGTCTTCCGTTAATGTTACAGCATCAGATCTAGATTATTTTAAAAATTTATTGGATCCAGAAATAAGAAGCACATTATCAGACATAACTAGTTTAGCAAAAAATTACATTCTTTACGGTGGAACTTCTAAATATTTAAATCCTTCTCAAAATAGTGCTCAATCTTTAAATCCCCCCAATTACCAATTAAGATCGGGTTTAAGTCCGGATGGATCCTACGGAATTTTAGGGTCTTCAGAAGTTCAAAATTATGGTTATAGACCAATGCCGGGAATTACTGACGCTAGAATAGAAACTCAAGGTAGATTGGGATCTGTTAGAATGGCTACTATTAATTTTAAAGTTTGGGATAAAATGCAATTAGACATAATCGACGCATTGTATTTTAAACTTGGGTATAGCATGTTAATAGAGTGGGGAAATACAGTTTTCACTAAACTTAATTTAACGAATAAAAATCCTATATACGATTATTCTGAATTATATTCTATAGATCCTTTTGCTCCCAATCAAACTAAAGAAAGTATAAATTTACAAATCACAAAAAATGTAAGATCCACAGAAGGAAATTATGATGCTATGCTTGGATTGGTGAGTAATTTTGATTTTAGTTATAATCAAGATGGGGGTTATGATTGTTCTTTACGAGTAATTGGATTGGGAACAATAGGAGAATCAATAAAAATAAATCACGATGCGACATTACCGGAAGTAGCAAAAGAACAGTTAAAAATATATGCTGAAACTTTAGCTCATTTGTTGGCTCAAGCAAATGCAAATGCAACAAATTCAGATATAGCACAAAAAAGCGCGGAACAACTATCTCAGATAAAAAATGCACAACAGCAAGGTAAATTACTATCTTACGACGATTTAACTAGTGCATCAAATAGTCCAATAACTATTTTACAATATTATACAGATTCTAAAGGGGGATATAATAAAGAATTTACTGAAAATGGAATTGATGGTAATTTATATTCAATCCAATCTATAAAAACAATTTTAGGGGATAGTAAAACTTATTTATCTGGTCAAAGTCAAAATCAATACAATACATTTGTAACAATAGATACATCTTATTTAAATAATATATTTAATCAAGCTTCTAAATGGTCTAATAATTATGGAGGATCTTTTTGGAGATATTTAATTGAACCTACGTCATCCTATGGTTCAGTTCAATTGGGAGGCGGATATTATATACAACCGTACGGCGGTGGATTTTTGGGTACTATTTCTGAAATAACTTCTGATTTCACAACATATAATACATATGAAGAATTATTAAAATCCTCATCACCAGGAAAATATCAACAAATAGAAATAGATATTCCAATGTTCGTCGGTCCGATATCTTCTCCAAGCCAAATAATATATAGCAGTGATATAGCGAATGCAGCTTCAGAAGGGTTAAATTCAAAACCAGACGATGCATATTTTTATGTGGCTTTAACACTAGCACAACAAAATGGAAGCCCTAAAATTCAATTGCTTGACGAAAGTTCAAATCCTGTACAACCGAATCTAGGAAATTTAATAAACAATACCACCCAAAATATACTAGGTCTGGGTGTTGATAACCCATTCATTTCAGCGCTTAGCCAAGGTAATTCATCAAACGAAAATTCTTTTGTAAAGATAGCTGATAGTTTTACTCAAAAGTTATACAGTGATAGTTTGTTGGGAGTTCCAATGATAAAAATGAATTTTGGGTCTGAATATAATTCTGGAAATTCTATTGAAGACACAATAGTTAATTTTTTAAATGCGCAACAAACAGACATAGATCATCAATTTTCTTTGGTTTCTTTGTCTATGAGCAAATTTAATTATAATAATGCGAATAATCAAAGGACTACCACAGTTGCTCCAAAATTATTCATGAAATATTCATTAACGGTTGATGTACCGTATTTTTATATAATTAAAAATTCTAACGCCTCTGAGGTTTTTACAAATGCAGTATCAAACGGAATTTATCAAAATACCCTTTATTCTAAAAAGGGTAAAATGAATATTTTCGTAAATATTGAAACTAACGATGTCGCCATAATAAACAAAGTAAGTTTTGCAAATGCTGCGGCGACACCTCCTGAACCTTCAGAATATGCGGAACAACAAGTTGGTTATCAAAAAGTAGAACCCGCAGCTGTGGATGAAGAAGCCATTGCAAATCAAGTTAAATACGCACTTCAATACCAATCTAATATAGAATTTTCTTTAAAATCTATAGAATTATATGCTTTAAATAAAGCATCTTCTAATTTTTACACAACAAATTCTGGATCTATATCCGATAAAAAAATATCTGTAGTTTCTTTAGCAGAATCAAAAAATAGATCATTTTTAACAAAATTATTTCAAGAGGGCGTGTTTAAAAATTTTATAGGAGATTTGGTTGATGATAAAATTACAGATGATAGTGGATTTGGACTTAATGAACAATATGTATCTTCTTTGAATAATGCAAAAGACGATGTAAAATTAAAAATATTTTCTAAGTACGGTTTTGCAAGCGGGATATTGGGTGGTCATGAACCGGGGCAAAATTCACAAAATCCCGATGGAATTTTCAAAGTGGATTATAAAGATTTATTAAAAACTTATGTTTTACCTTATAGCACAAATCCGTCTAACGAAGGAGATATACAGATTTTATTTCCAGTGTATATACAATTTGGATTTTTATTGATGTTATTAAATAATTTGTCAACAATTTACGATAGAACAATATCAGAAGTTTCTAATATTAAAGATCAAGTAGAAGTTGAAGGATCAACTACAAATTCTTCTAATAAAGTTATAAAACCTCTTACTTATATAGATTATAATCCAGAAACTAATTTGTGTTTATCTCAACCTACGCAATTTAGTACTAATGTATTTGATTTTTTAATTCCAATGCAAACTTCTTTAAATGATTATAAAAAAATATTTCCTCCTAATGTGTTAGATGGAAATTACATAAAAGCGCAATCAATATCTAAAAATACTGGAGATAATTTAAATACTCAAACGAAAACAAAATTATTTGATCCTAGTACTGATGATTTTATATCTAAAGATTTACCAAAATTCAGAATAGAATCTGGCAAAAATAGTGGAGTGTATAAAGGAAAAACTATGAAAATTTTAATATCTATTCAATATTTAATGGATACTATACAAGAATACACACAAAGTGATGGTACAAATAGTGTTTATTTAAAACCATTTATTGAAAGAATATTAAAAGATCTGAATAATTATTTTGGCACTTTAAATTCTTTTAGATTTGCGTATTTTGATTCCTCTAATACATTTGCTATAGTCGATGATCAAGTTCAACCCTTACCAGAGTCACAAAAAATGGTATCAAACGCTGTAAGTGATACTGCTATTAACATGTCTAATTCACCAAGCGACGAAATCCCGGTTTACGGAAAACAGTCTATAGCAAGAAGCATTAATATTAAAACTGAAGTTGGTACAAAATTGGGAAACATGATAGCAATATCTGCCAATTCAAATACTTCAGATCAGGCGGGTTTGGGAAAAAATGCAAGTAGTTTTGGTGTGTACAATACCCTTTATAAAGATAGGTATATCCCTGTTAAAAATGAAGATTCTAGTAAAATATCAAAAAATCCGTCGAATTCTCTAATAGATTCTGCCGTGTTGTTTAACAATACAATATATTCATTCTACGGAAAAGATTTTAAACCATCAAAAGAAAACATATCGCAAACTACAAATTTTTATATAAACGGAATAACAAAAGTACAAAATGAAGATCCAGTCACCCGCGCATCGACAATGATACCCGTTTCTGCGCATTTTTCTTTAGATGGTATTTCAGGATTTTATATGGGTCAAGCATTTACAATTCCTGAAATGATGTTACCGTACACCTACACTTCAGCGCGCCTGACTCAACAAACAAATAATCAGTTTACTCCCATATACAAAAAAGTTGGATTTGCCACTGTGGGAGTTACTCATAATATATCATCTAACACTTGGATCACTGAAATAAAAGGTCAAATGATTTTTTTAAAAAGAAAAGAGGATTTTTCTACTGGAAAATTGAATACATCGTATTCTCAAATAAATTCTCCTGTTTTGAATGATGATTCGACTTTAGCCATAGATAGTTTTAAAGGACTAAAAAATTATTCAAATTACCCTGCAGTGAATTCAAGTTTATATTCTAATATAAAATTAGGTGGAAGTACTTTTTTGGGAAATCCCATGAACGATGATATTAATCCTCAATTATTATCAGATGTTAATACTGCCGCTTTGAATTCTGGATTAATTGTGACTATCACGACCGCCATAACGGGCCATAAAATAGATACGAGCAGCGGAAATTTGAGCAGACATACCATAGGAAATGCAGTGGATGTTGCCATAATAAATGGAAATGCGGTAAGTCCAAGTAATACAGATGTTCCAAGTTTCGTTGAACAGTTGGTGATATTGGGTTACGTGGAAAATCCAGTTACGGGAGAATCGGGTCACCCAAAAGTTGTACTTACTTATCCATTCAAAGGTCATAGTACTCATGTTCACATATCAAATAAACCCTAATCATGCCAGTAAGATACTATCCAGCTTTTAAAATAATACCCAACCAAATTACTAAGGGGGGAGAATTTTATTTGAACGGTAAATCATACGTGGGCTTATACTACATCACCTACGATGGAAAGGTTTTTACCGGAGCAAATCCTGCGCTTGGACCAAACGAACCTTTACAAAATTCTGCTCCATTTGACGATTCAAATATTGGATTGTACGAATTGAGTAAAGTATCCAACAATACGCCTGGTTTTATAAATCAAATGATTAAAAGTACAAATTTAGTTTCCTCAGGAACTAAATCTTTAGTGTCGTATTTTCCAAATCCAATACAAAGCGATTACGATCTCGGTTACATACTTAGATATTTTGGTAAGCAGGTAAACAATAATGGATATGTAAAGGAAATTTCCCCACAGCAGTATCAGGACATTATTTCTGCAAATCCATCTTACGATATTTCCATGTTACAAGTGGCACAAATTGCGTGGAAATTGACCGGTCCACTAAATTCAATTAGGATAAGTCAATATGATGTTAGGGCGGGAATTATTGACACAAATAAAAGGTTGGTGGAAGCCACTAATGTCAATTTATTTGGATTGATTGATTTTATAGGTGGAAATTATTCTAAATTCTCGAAGCCCACCTCTTAAATAAATTTTACTTTATTATCTAATTTGTTTAAATTTGAACAAAATAGAGGTTGTATTGTGTATTTTATAGTAGAAACTAAAGATCAATTTGATTGTATGAAACCAAGTGAAGAATGTTTCATACAGTTAATATGCGGTAATGACAATTTTCATCCAAAATTATCCTATCCGAGCTTATTATATTATCACGACGGAAATAAAGGATACATTTTTCCATTTAAGCACTCGGAAACCTTTTCTCTGGATCTAAAAGATGTAGAAAATTTTTTATCCTCGCACAAAGTAATTTATTTACTGGATAAAAAATATCACTCTTATTTTTTAGATTTAAAAAATTCCGTGGATGTTAATTTTATAAGGTTGGATCAAACAAATAGTCATGAATTTGGAAATTGTAATACTATATTGCATAATAACTTTTATTCTAAATTTCACAAATTTCCTAATGTAAATGAATTAATTCCTGTTGCAAAACATTACGAAAAATGTCGATGTTTGTACGAATCTGTAAAGGGATTTTTTGGTCTTGAAGCTAATACTGATTTTCAAAATAGATTAATTTCAGCGTACGCTTCCGTAGAAAAAAATCCAATAAAAATTGATCAAGTAAAATTTGCATCAAAATATAAATTTGTAGAAGAGAATTATTCAAAAATTGGTGAATTTGTGCTATCTTATTATAATTTGTATAATTTAACAGAAAGACCAACAAATTCATTTAACGGAATAAATTTTTTGGCAATTCCGAAAAATAAAGATTTTAGAGAGTGTTTTATTTCTAGTAATGATTATTTTGTGGAGTTTGATTTCGACGCATACCATCTTAGATTGATTGGTAATTTGATAGGTCATGAGTGGAAAAATGCTTCAATTCATACGGAATTGGGCAGACTTTATTTTGATAAAGATGAACTCACCCAAGAAGAATATTTAGAATCGAAATCAATAACTTTTAAGCAGCTTTACGGAGGAATAAATCCTAAGTATATACATATAGACTTTTTTGCTAAGCTGGAATCTTACACTGAAGATCTTTGGGAGTCTTATAAAAAACAAAGAGCTGTTGCACTTCCCACGGGGAGAATCATAAAATATTCCCCTGAAATGAATAGATTGAAATTATTTAACTATCTAGTGCAGAATCTGGAGACTGTGGCCAATGTGTCAAGGATAGAACGTATAAACCAATATTTAATCGATAATAAGCTGTCCACGAAGCTCCTGTTAATCACCTATGACTCTTTTTTGTTTGATTTTAGCCTAAAAGATGGAAAGAATGTACTTTTGGACATAAAAAACATTTTGGAATCAGAAAATATGCTTGTTAAACACAAATATGGAATCAATTATTACCTCAACAAAATAAATTAATATTTATATTCAATAGTTATGAGCGAAGAAAAAACAGTTGAACTAACGCAAGATGCCCTCATGAATAGATTATTTTGTAGCTTTGTCGTTAAAGACGATTTGGACCAAAAAATAAGAGACATAAATAGAGAGTACAGGATAATGTACAAAAAAATATTTGTTCTGGAATCCCCGGAATCAAAGGAATTCATGTGCACTTATAATATAGAGGTAGATGAGAATAGAACAAAAATATTGGATAACACCATACTTTTACACCGAAAAAAAGAATCCAATACACTTTATACAATAAACGCTTTAAATACCCTAATTAAGTCCTTAAATGGTGGCAGATTAGATTCTAAATTCCCCATTCAGTGGGCCGATTATAAAAATTCAATTCTCCTAACCCAAGGGGATGAATTACGCAAGTTAAATACCAAGATATACAAAATAATAACTGTATAACTTGAATTTTATATTTTTTCTTTCTCCAGAATAGATTATATTCGATCAATAAAAACAACAAAAAGTCATGGATTTATCATCATTAAAAGCTCGTTTAGCAGCTTTACAAAACCCTCGTGGTGCGGGGAGAGGAGAATTAGTAAAAACTTTGTGGGCTCCATCAGTTGGAAAACATCAAGTGCGCATAGTTCCCTCAGCATACAACAAGTCAAATCCGTTTAAAGAATTGTATTTTCACTACGGAATTGGAAACAAAAATACAATGATCGCTTTATCCAATTTTGGAGAAAAAGATCCAATTGTGGAGTTTTCTCAAGGTCTTAGAAAATCTTCGATAAAAGAAGATTGGCAATTAGCCAAAAAATTGGAACCTAAAATGAGAGTGTACGCTCCTGTTATAGTTCGTGGTGAAGAAGACAAGGGAGTTTTACTTTGGGGATTTGGAAAGCAAGTGTATATGGATTTACTAGCTTTCACAGAGGATGAAGACATTGGCGATTTTACTGACCCCATTCAGGGACGAGACATCCTAATAGACGTTCAGGGAAAGGAAACTACTGGTTTGTCTTACAATACTTCTAGTGTGAGAGTTAGAACAAAGGCAACGCCTCTTTCAGATGATGCAGCAAAAGTGAAATTGTGGTTAACAACTCAGCCTGATCCCATGACTCAATTTAAAAAGTATACTTTTGAAGAAATGAAAAGTACTTTAATGTCCCATTTAAATCCTGAAGAGGAAATTAAACAAAACGCGGACTCTGTAGTTGTTAAGACGGAGGAGCAGGGAGATTTACCGTGGGAAAAAACTGAAGAGGCTATTAAGCCTAAGTTTTCTCTTAGTACCACTAAAACTACCATAGACTCTGAGATAGATAAGTTATTTGATTTTTAATGGGTTTTAAATATAAATGAGTTATGGCGAAAGCTCTTACTGGTAAGATATCGAATGCTATAAAAAGTG